GTACACCAATGTCAAGTTTCTTCCTGACCAATATTGATTTGTCAGCCAACACTTTTGCTATTGGCAGTTCGAGTGGATCTAGATCCTTGTCCTTGAAGTATGGTAATTTCATATACTTTTCAAGAAATGCCAATTGCTCTCCGGTGACAAAAACCCTAACCTTAGGTGCTATTTGTATGAACATAAATTTAAATTGGTAAAATTATTTTTAACCAGGCATTCTCATCAACAGCACTACCATTGTTGAAAGTAGTCCTGCAATGACTGTTCCTGCTGTTGCGATGATTGTGGTTCTTGATGACTTTTGACCTGTCAACATATCTTCATTCATTTTGCCTAGCCGCACTTCTATCGCAGACAATCGGTCGTGTAGACCTTTGTATCTCTCTGAGCACAAATCAACGTGTGCTTCTAAATTTTGTTTTTCTAAATCAGTTGTACTCATATAATTTTTAATCTCGTTTTTGAGGTTTTGTACCTCGAATATTAGAGCCTGTAAATGAGCCTGTGTCATTGCCTCGTCTGCCTTTATATGAGCCTGTTAGTGCCTTAATCACAGTTATTTATTTGATTCTCCTGCATACGAAAAGTAGGTGTTTATTACTTTTGGGTCCAATGTAATGAATGTGGATGTAGGAAACGTTGCTGTTTCTTTGCAAAAATTAATGATTGGCACCAAGTTGAAATCCTCTGCCAACTGCCCTGTTGGGTCGACAGTGCTACCGTAAACTTCAGATTGTTCTGTAAAAAAACTGAAATGCCAACTAGTTTGTTTCCCAGTATATTCAGAACCAAAGGCGCTGTTGCCGATTGTATCATGAATCCTGTTTGGTGGCGACTCCCACGTCACGTTTCCTCTTATTTGTAATAGTTGTAACAAGGTATTAAAATTATTGTTTTGATTCTTTGCCACAGCAAGTGAGTTTCTGTCATGTATGACATCACCTCCTGTAGTCTTGAAAGGAAAAGGTTTGTGAAGTGATCCATTGTCTGTGATGTCTACGAGTGTGTGTACTCTAAATTCGTACATAGTCTATACTGCCTTGATGTAATGATCGTAATCAGGAGCAAGATACTCCTGTAATTTTTTTTGCAATTCTGTACTTTCGTTCACTACACTTTTGAATTTTGGCAATACTTCTTCATAAATTTGAGTTACCCAAGGCACACGTTTGTATCTTGGTTTTACCCATGGAAACTCCCATTTCAGATTAAGGTTATGCTTCTTAATCATGTTCTCCATTTTGAAAGAGAAATCTCGATCTATCTTTATCCATTCAATTACATTTTGTACTTGACTGATCTGTTCACTATATCGGAATGTGTAACGATCAAAATGAGGGAACCATTCCATTATATCGTCATGTTGCCACCATTCATATGTGCCAAAATTGGAACTCCACTCGACTATGCCTGACCAATATCGTTTTTCAGGTTCGTCCAAGCATACAAATTTATTTCCTGTGTGGTCTTTAAATTTGTCTTTTGGTACTTCTGTGAAATCGTCTTTGTGATACTGTTGGAGCCAATGCATGATACTATTCTGTGCGCCACCTGTAAGATGTAGATAACTGATATCTTTGTCTTTTATGTCAATGATCACAGGGTTTTTATGACGCATTCCATTGTCCGGTGACCGAACGATCTCTAAAACTTTTTTAGTATTGTTGTCCATGTTGAATATTTACTATAAAGAAAAAGGGTGGACCTAATAAAAGATCCACCCTTTTGGTAATATGATTTACCCTAAGGTAAACTATTAACTTACTGCCGCCGCAGTTAAGATACCAAGTTTAGTTTCTGTAACTGTTGCTGAACTTACTGTTGCAGATACTCTTCCACCACCGTTTAATGCTCTGATTGCCGCTTGTAAAGTTGCAATAGTTGTAGTTGAAGAAAGTGAATCTAAACAATCAGTTCTAGTTGCGTATGTTTTTTGCGTGTTAGAGTCTGTTAAAGGACCTTCCGCTAAAACCGGCACACCGTTGTTTTCGATTGTTGCTCTAGTTAATTCTAAACCAGCAGTTGAGTTAGACGCTGATAAGTCAGACGTTTCTGACGCCATTGATCCACCAACGAAGTCAACTGTAAAGTAAGTTTTATCTACTGAACCTACTTCGTAGTTTTCATTTCTAGAGAAGTTGTTTTTAGTTGCCATTGTATAACCCTCCTATTTTTCTGTTTTACAAAGCATTGATGTCGCTCAGACATCAAGTTGCAAGTATTTATATCTTGTTTTGGTAAATTATGCTGTAATATAACTATTTTGTTTATTTCAGTACTTTAAAACAGTCTTTACAGTCACAAGAGTCACATTTGTCACAGTTTGCACAGTCATTGTTGCAATGAGCATCGCAACCACATCTTGGGCAACCGCACTTATCTTTTTTTAGTATTTTTTGCTCTATCATGAATTGTTTGCAGTAATCTTACGAAAGAATACCCTCCCTTGGCTATATCGTCAATCATATTTATAACAGGTGCGTAGGCACTCATGTATGGTGCAGGCACGTTTTTGCCTTGCCGAATCATGTCCGCGGCTATCTTTGCTCGTCTCACATTGTTACTGCCAACTAATAATCTGTAGGCACTCATTTCGTCTGCAGTCATTTCAGAAGGTGGCAAAGTTCTTTCAGCATCTATGACATTGTTCAATTCTAATTTTTGTTTGTCTGCAAACTCTTGTGCTTTTCTTTGTAGATCAGTGCCAGATAGTTTTGCTTTCAACGCCTGTAATAATCTTGTTGTTGTAATTTTCTTGTTGGTGTTGTTTAAGTTAGGATAGTCTGATATTGCAATTCTGAGATTTTTGTAATCAACATTATTAATACGCAATGACGATTCCAGTTTGGACAGCACACTGTAACTATTTTTAAAATCACGTAGGTACCTTCTCAAAGCCATTACCGGGACACTTGAACGTTCACGCATAGCATTTGCCTGCTGGCTGTTGGCTAACTTTTTGGTAATTTCCATGTCTCCCGATACTACTGCCATCATGTTGTAAAGGTCATTCTGTCCCATTCTCACTCTGTCAAATGTTCCGTATCCTAATGTTTGGTTTGCATATTGTTTTACAAAGCCTTGGGTCTGTTTGAAGTAGTTAAGCAAAGTCAATGTCAGAAAACTTAAATATATTCTTTCAGTAATTTCTGCCCATGTATATCTTTGAAGGTCGCTTTGACGTCTTACGACTCTGCCCTCTGATACATACTTTAAAAAAGGTGTTAACATACACATATTTATAGGTATATGCAAAGTAATTTTTTTATCACAGATCTTATGTCCACAGGAGATTGTACAGAGTATGAAAGATTCTTGGGAGATCACTCATTACCAAATCAACAGAACACATATTGTAATACCTATTATGCGTTACATCTGTATAATCTAGACGATTATGATAGGAAATTTGCGATCATAGATAGAAAATTGAATAGTCTTATCACAGCAGAAGAATATAAGACTGAACTTATGCGTAGGGTAGAATTATTGCATAGCCAAGGATTCACTTTTATCTTAGCCACACCATGGGAAAGTGTAGAAAATATTGCTTACAGCAAGAACACTTGGCCTAAAACTTTAGAGGGGTATCATACAATAGATTGGACTGGAAGCACGAGTTGGTTTTGGAGTTTGATGTATTATAAGCATAAAAACAATGACATACAAGTAAATCATGATAATAAAAAATATGACTTTTTATATCTCAACAAATATCCGAGGAATCATCGTGTGCAGATGTTTCATAAACTAGAGGACAAAGGCGTTCTGGATAATAGTTTGTTTTCTTTTTTAGGATTAGATAATCCTATAAGGTTGCCAGAGGAATATGAATTGCCGTGGGTTGATGCAAAAAATTATCCCCAATACGGAAAAGACCAGGACCTATATGAAAAACCATACAATGATACAAGATGTAGTATTATATCGGAAACAAACGATAACAACACCGATGTATTCATTACAGAAAAATTATGGAAGCCTATTATATGTCAACACATATTTGTGGTACATGGAAATCATTTATACCTGCAGAAAATTAAAGAGATGGGATTCAAAACCTTCAATAGTTATTTTGATGAAAGTTACGATCTCGAAAAAGATCCGGACAGAAGATTAGATAAATTAGTTGACCTATGCATAGAATTAAAAGATGCATTTTGGAGTGATATCTATATGCTTTCCAAAGGTATTAGAAAACACAATTATGATAATTTTTTTAACAAAGAAAAATTAAGTGAAGAGGTTAACAAAACCTTAATTACTTTTTTGGAATTTGCCGACAGCAGTCAAGTTTCTTCTTGAGAATCCTAACCTATCAACAAGTTTAACCGCGTTGCCAGTCTTGTCTACTGCGACAAACCCTTCTGGATCTGTTACTTCCAATCCATTATCAGTTTGTTGGAAAGACCCAATTGCCATTGCTTGATTCATTTTCTTGAGGACAAAGCCTTTAAGTTTTTGAACTGCTTTATAAAATGTTAACATCGCTTGAAGTGGTCTTTTTGCTCTACTTAAAAATTGAGGCATTTGTTTCATTTTGTCTTGTCTTAGATCCAGTGCCTTCTGCGCCTTAAGTCCTGATATTTGTTGTTGCATTTTGTCGACATAATATTGTTGAAATCCTTTTAAAAATTGATTGACGTTGCTAGGCAGTTGTCCTTGCTTGACCATTGCATTTATATACATTTGGAAAAAAGGAACAAAGTCTTTATTATTTCCTAATTGACTTGATAAATCTCGTGGAACGTTCTGTAACAGTGTTTCAAGTTTTTCAATGCCATTCATGAAAGTTTTTGTTTCGTCGGCAGTAAATTTTGCTGATCCCGAAACATCTTTGTAAGTTGCGTTGTCAAAAAATACATCTGGAGAGGATCCAAATGACGCTACGTCGGCTCCTGCTGAAGCCTTCATATCTGCCAAAGTATCACCATTATATGTGGTGTGGAAAATAATCCCTAGTTTGGCTCTATCAATTTGCTTACCCAAGTCCGAATCCTCTGGCACTGCATACGTAATTGTGTTGGGAGTAAAAGTTATGTGTGGAGCATTGTTAATGTTTTTTCTTGTGATATCATTATCTGTAAATAATAAATCTCCTTGCACTACGCCTTCGATGTTTAGTTTTTTAAGGTGTACTAAACATTTTAAAAGTTTCTGTCCTAGATCTTCTGTGCCATGATTTTTAGCAATATCGGATTTTGTATAATTGACTTTCTCGTTAGTATTAAAGGCAGACTTTGTTGCTACAAAAAATCTTCCTGTTTGGGGGTGTTGACCACATACCACAGCAGGTGCCCCGTCCCATTTTACTGATACAGACACCGCCTCGGAACTTGTGCCTTGCAGTGTGATTAAAAGTCCACGGAAATAATCTACCACACGTTTGCCACCATTAAAGCCGTCATATAATATCACGTCTTCAATGTGTTCTAAATGTGTCCTTTTGAACTCAGTTAATACATCTTCTATTAGCATACCAATATTTATGGGAGCAAATTAAACTTTGTTTCTACCTGTTGCCTTAATAGATCGTATTTCCTACCGTGCAGTGCCAGGGCAATACCTTTATGAATGTCATCATTTAATGATAAAGGATCTTCAATACTATTTTTTATTTTTGCCCAGTGACCTAAAATCTCAGTTTGACTTTGCAACCATTTATCATGTTCTTCTATAGTATAATTGTAACCTATTTTATTAAATTCGTCAACTGTGGCTTGCGAACTTTCATACATTACCGACCAATTAAACACCTTTTCGATAGCAGGCACACGTTTGATATCTGAAAAATTGTCATCAAATAGTTTAAACATCCATTCTGCAACAGCACTGGCTATTGGTATTTTGCTATTGTGCTTCCATAGATCTGTTTGCCATTCAATCCAACTATCACGCCATCCAAATTTCAATTCAGGCTCATCTCCAAGCCTTTGTATATTTTTATGGAACCAATTTATCAACAGCATTTCTCTATCTTTGTTAATATAGTTTTGTATCACAGTGTCTTTGCTTCTCACAAGATTTTTTATATTATCATAGTCTTGTGTGATGACAACTTTTGTATCTTGATCGACTCTATCGATATGCATATAATTGATAATTTCATTTTTATTGCTATGCGAACCTGCTCCATGATATGTTGTCGTTGAACCTGTATCTTTATTAATCAATTTCATACAAAGATAACTGTTGTTACCACCGGATGGTGCAATAAAAAATATCATTTTATATAATCCTCTCTATCGCCTTCTCTGATTAAATCAAGAGAACAACAATGTAGTCCTCCATCCCAGAAATATCTATGCCTCAATGGCACAATAATTGGTTCTACTTTATGTTTTTTTAAAAATTCAAAAACATCCTTATTGTAAGACGAAACTAGAACGCACTCTTCGGAAATACCTAAGGTGTTGATATCAAATACAGATTCAGCACAGTAACCAACCCAATGGTCGCACCAATCATTTATAAATTTGTGTAAGACTGGATTATTTTGTTCGCCATCGATCCACCATCTGCCATTTACCATGTTTTTTTCATTCATCCATTTACTCATTGCAGGGTGCATCCATCCTTGTTCACCCAACTCTAGACTATCCCATTTTGATAACAGTTGCTTTTCTTCTTGTTCTGATTTGCCTACTCTCATATATACGCCTGGCTTTATAAAACTAATAATACCGTCAGTGTGCCCTACATCATTTGTCTGTACTATTTCATAGCCTTGTTGTTTCCATTTGTTAACAATATGATTGAACATAGGACGATCTGGATGTACCCATCCATCTTCATTATCAGCAGGCATTAAAATATGTTTTCCTAGTTTAACACTATTTGCTCCTGATATTAGTTCGTGTCCTTCGAACGATTCACGCCCGGGGCCGTACACTTCGTTGAACAAATCTACAAGACAATCTTTGTGTACAATATCTTTCATGTAATCATATACATCATGTGTATTTTGTTGATAGCAAATGTTTCCAAGTGTTAAAAATACATCACGTGGTTGTAATGGTACGTGTGGAATTTTGTCTTTGTCGATCAATGTTTCTCTTTGCAAAGGTTTTGGTTGGTATACATCTACACCAAGGCTCTCTAGGATCCTTTTGAATTCTGCCATATCTTCGTTTGTTTCTCTAAGGATTTTTTGCATAGGTGCTTTGATTTTTTCTTCAGTTATCCAATCAAATATATCTTCTGACAAACCCTGCCCTATTGCAACTGCTTTCAATTTTTGAAAAGGAGAATGCGTAGATATTTTAATTGAAGTAGTCTTCTCTATTTCCATCTCGCACCAAATCTAATGTTATACAATGTAGTCCCCCGTCCCAGAAATATCTATGTCTCAACGGAGTAACAATTGGTTCTACTTTATGTTTTTTTAAAAAGTCAAATACTCTTTTGCTTTCATGTGTACACATAATTGCTTCTTCACTTAAGGAAAGCATATTAAGATCAAACAAGGTTTCCGATATGTTTCCTGTCCATTTACTGAACCACGTATTAACATATTGAGATAATTGCTCATTGGTTTCTTCACCGGGTATCCACCAACGTGTAGGTTTATATTTTAATAGATCCCAACCTGGAGGATCGAGTGGTGTGTCGTCGAGATACAAAACGTCCCACCCTGGAAATGTTTGTTTATAGTTTTGTATACCATGCAGTGATATCATTGCACCAGGCTTTAAAACACTTAATACTCCGTCCGTGTGGCCAACCTCTTCAGTCTCCACGACCTCATAACCTTGTGATGTCCAAAGTTGTTTCACAAGATCTCTCATCAGTCCATCAACCAATTTTGGGATCACTATACGTTTTCCAATCTTGTAACAAAATGCTCCACTGATCAATCCTTTTGCCATGCTGTTGTATTCTGCAGGTACAAACGTCTTGCCATCTTTATATGTTTCTTCAAACAAATTAATATAATCAGATTTGTCAACATAATCAAATATGTAATCATAGAAGTCTTGTGTTGTGTTTGAGTATAGTTTATTTCCCAGAGTCAAAAAAACGTCACGTGGTTGCAATGGCGGAAAATGAAATGCCTCTCCGTTTGTGAATTGTTCTTCTGCGTTGGCTTTTATAGGATCAGGTTGCACAACTTGTATACCATTTTTCTGTAAAGTGTTCTTCATGTTGGCAAGATCTTCGTGAGTCTCTTCTAATATTTTTGTAAGTGGATCTTTAATTTTTGGATCTTTTATCCAATGGAAATAGTCTAGGTCAAAAGTTTGTCCTAATAAAACTGATTTAAGAGGTTGGAAAGATGAGTGTGTCGATATCTTTATCTTATTCATCCTGGTATTCGCCGTCTTTGATCTTAAGGACATTATCTTTTACGTCCTTATTTTCTTTTATCCTAGCAATACCTTTTGAGAATTTCTTACTATCCATTTGTTTGATCGAATTATGAAATCTTTTTTCTAATTTATACGCAGTTTCAGAATCAAAGTTTTCTCTGATGTAAGTGATCAGCCTAATAGCAGATTCAATTATGTGTGATGCTCTGCTTTCAACCACATTTTCTTTGTCCTTCTTAAAGGAAATGTTGCTTAACTCTTCTAATAAACTGCGTGTTTGATCTCTCATATTGCTATTTACATGATTATACTGTCTACTTAACCAGAAATCAATGCTGATATTGGAAAAAAGAGTGTGGACGGCTAATTTTTGATCCACTCGGCGTAAAGTCGATTTGGTGCATCATCTTGTATGTCATTAAGTGTGAAGTTATACTTTTTACAATAGTGGACATTTTTATCTCTGCTCCATGGAAAAAACCTCACATTCGCTGAGTCTTCATGCCATGGATGATCATTACCAAAGGTGTTCTGTCTCCAATAGATCCTATCGCCGGATTTGGTATTGTCTGCAAGTTTTTGTAATTGGCTTTCTATTTCATGATCTGTGCCAAAATTTAGACTACCTAGACATAAGAACACATTGAATTCTTTATGAGGGCGATATTCATCCCATGTAATTTTTTCGTCTGCCTGATCAAAAGCAGGATCAATTCCGTACACCTTGTCACCCAGTTTTTCTTTCAAAGGATTTGTCCCGCACCCTATATCCAATATGCTATCTGTTTCTTTGAACTTGTCTAGTAGTGCCCATCCTGAGAACTTTTTATTGTCCCAGTTCATTTGCCAGTGTGTGGCAAAGTATTTTGTTTCTTGTTCGTTCATTTGTAGAGATATACCTTAATGTCTTTCTCAGTAAAAACCAAGGCCGGGTTATCTTTAGGAAAAGATATTTCACATTCCCTACATAGTTCTACACTATCTTTGACCCTGGTGATTCTTTCACGATTGTTTTTAATGAATTGCATGATATCGTTGTTTTCACTCTGGATGTGTTCCCACATCTTGTCTAGGTTTTCAAAATGTTGATAGTTTGGATATGTGATATTGAATTCTCCACACAGTTTCCACCATTCCAAACACTCATAATCATTCCTATAGATAATCACTATCGGGTATCCTAACTCTTTAAGTTTTTCTAACCGGTGAGCAAAAGTATGAGACTTGATAATTCTTTTGCCTACTCCTGTAAATGGTTTATCCCATTCTTCAATGTTGCAATCAAACTCCATACCTGGATCCCAGTAGGCTCCTGTGTGCATTAATTGTTTCATGCCAGGAGTGTCGGCGTCATGCCAATATGTGCGTTGTTCGGTATAGTCTGTGCTGTCTATATCCGCGGATGAATGTATACTTTTAAAAACACTGCTCCATTTACTTCCAGGTGCACCTGTCATTAATATGTAATTCATTTGTGAATATCTAGCGAGTGTTTAGAATCTTTGTTTGTGTTTTCGATGAAGTCCCAAGTTTTATCTGTGGTCCTACCGGTGTACTGCAAAATGTATCTTGTGTCCCAACCCATGTTTGCTGTGCCATGTGGGAAGTCTTGCCAATGCCAACTTATGATATCTCCTGCCTTCCAATGGGTATGTGTTGCTGTACCTTGATGCCATATCTGTCCCATGCTCCAATCATTAAGGAACACCACAAACCTGTGGACTTTCTTTGGGTCAACATCATAATCCAATTCATCAAAACTGTTTTGCCTATCAAGTCTTGCGGCGAAGTTGTCCATATGCATATGTAATAGTTGTCCACAAACTTGCGAATGTAATTTCAATTCGTAATCGTAAAGTCCAAGCAATCCTTCTGCAAGTGCAATCGCTTTTGGATCAGTAAACATATTTGCTCTGCCATATATCTTGCCTTCAGGGTCACCACCTGATCTGACTATGTCATAAACTTCTTGATCAATGGCATAGTTTCCACCAACACTTTTGTTTCGTGTTGCCCAATGCACTGCGTTGTCTAATGCGGCGTCACCATATGTTTTGATAAAGTAATCACAATCCATGTCCACATTTCCGTGGAACATTAAAACATCCTCGATCTTGTCTTTTTTGGTCCAGTCGAAATGATAAGCACCTCTTTCTAATGCACGTTTCTTTTCATAGTCCCAACGGCTTTTGCCGTACTCCAACTTTTTACCTGTTTTTGTTGCGTTAACTTCTGTGTGTGCTTTTAAATTTTTGATCGCTTGATCAGAATCTTGTAAGTCCTCATCAATCTTTTTTAATATTTTTTCCGAATAATCTTTGCTGTGTTCCATGTTGATATTTAAGTCATAAAAAAAGGGCGATAAAAAAAATACCGCCCTTAAATTATTAATAATTTAAATTATTATGCGTATGCTTCCATTAACTTCTGTGCTTCTGGTAGTACACCAGTTTTTGCAGAATTAATCGAATACAAGTCTTTTCTGAAATCGTTGATGACTGCGTTGATCTCGTCTTGTGCTTCTTGTGTTTCACAAAGTTTCTCAAGTTCCATTCTACCGATTGTAGCGTGGAAACCTTCGTCTTTTGCAATTTTGGCATATCTTGAAGCAATAAATGGGTCTTTGATGCACTTCGCCATCATGCCCCAGTTTCTTGCCGCTCTGCCTTCCGCTAATAATTGGTATAAACCTAACATTAATGGATTGTCATTGCAGTTGTACTTTTTGATCAACATCGCACCTTTAAGTTCCAATTTCTTAGCATGAGTTTCTACTGCCTCTTGCATGTCGATTTTTTCACCTTTTAGGTACTCAACAACTTCTCTTACAAATTGAAAGTGCTTTGCTTCGTCGTGTGCCTGTTTAGAAAGAAGGATTAATTTTTCAGGATCTGTACCCGGCGCCGCCGCCGCAACTTCTCTTGAAATTTCTTCCATGTTCATTCTCTCATTGACCATACGACCAGTAAAGTTATCTAACAATTCTTCTTTGTTGTTTTCGTTTTTTTCGTAGTAAGCCTTGATCTGCATTTCACCTGCTTGGAAAAGAGGCTCATTTTCTGCTTCAAGTTTTGCTACGAATTCTTTTGCTGTTAACATATGTTTCTCCTTATTGGATCGTCTTTTATAAAAGTAAAGATATTTATCGTATGGACAAGTTTACAATTAAATATTATCATGAAAATACTGGTAAGTCAGGAAGAGTACATAAAATTTAGTAAGCCGTTTGACGCTTTAGAACGCAATTACTACTATTTTCTAGCCGACCATGAGATAATACCTGTACCTAACATAGTTAAAGTACCAGATTATGATTATGACTGTCTTGTTTTGACCGGAGGCCCAGACAGTCCCGCCAGGCATAAGACAGAGAACATATTGTTTGCCCATGCTTTCAAAAAGAAACTGCCAATACTAGGAATATGCCATGGTGCCTTTGTAATTAATGACTTGTGTGGTGGCAAACATGGTAAGGTACAGGGACACATTGACTGTGACGTTGAAATTACTATGTACGGCAAAAAACATAAAGTTAGATGCTATCATCAACAATGTATAAAAGAACTAGGTAAGAATATGACCGCTATTGCTCATGACAACAAAGGTAATATTGAAGCATTCAAGCACGACAAACATCCAATATATGGAGTGGTTTGGCATCCGGAAAGAATGAATAAACCTGTGCTACCTGACGAAGTTAAAAAATTACTTGATTAGTTTTCTGCGATAGAGCCAAACGTATCTATGAGGCCAGAGCCTTTCTGGCAGTGTGCCACCATCGGGACCTGTTGTGTTGTATTCTAGTTCGCACCACTCAACATCAAAGTCCATCAATCTGGCAAACTCATGTACCTGTTTGAGTCCCCACTGGAACCATTGTAATCCTCTGTCACTTTTGTATCCACCTGGTGCTCCTCGCATGTAAAGTCTACCACCCGGCTTCAGCCATGACTTAACTTTGATCAACATCTGTGCTATGTCATCATGGTCACCCCAATTGATAGAACCCAATGCTAATATCACATCAGCACATTCTGGTTTGAACGGTGCATCAAAATGTCCACACACTATATCTGCTTCATCGAACACAGGATCATACCCAACCAGATTAGGTATCTTGCCTTTGAAAAAGTTCAAGGCACAACCAGCATCTATCACAAACTGAGGTTTAGTTTTGTTAATTTCTTTTACAAGATTCTCACCTGAATGTTTGAACAAGTGTATGTTAGACTGCCAAACATTTTTGTAAAAATAGTCTTGTGCTTTTTGATCAATCATTTGTTATTAGTTATTAGGCGTAATCTATGCCTCTATTTTTTTGAGTGATACTTCTATAAACCAAAATGAGAACCATTGATAACAAAACAAGGAACAACGGTCTTACCATCATCTCAGGAATAGTGTACATCGTGTTCAATTGCTGTCCTAGGTTTTGCCATTTGTCTATGATGATATATGTCAAAAGTATTGCTGGTCTGCTTATCTTGAATTTAAAGCAGAACAAACCTAACACACTACAAGCCGCCAATGTGACGTAGTCCATATACAAACCTGTATATGATTGACAGGTGTAAATTATGATTGCAAATATTATACCTGCATAAATCCAATAAGGTATCTCTAGTATTTTTACAAGCAGTTTAGATGTAAAGATACAAATAATGAATGTTAGTATTGTGGCACCAACAAAGCCATATCCTAGTAAGGATAAGAATTTTTTATCTTCGAGCATGAAAGGATTACCTACATCTAATCCAAAAGTAATACACATTGCCATAAAGATGGCGGCAAATGGAGATGCCGGTATACCGAATAGCACAGTAGGAATTAGACTGCCGGCCTTTTGTGCGTTGTTGGCACCTTCACAACCTGCAAGTCCTTTAGGATTACCTACACCAAACTTATCATTAGGATGTGCTTTTACTGTGGCACCATAGGCTAACATATCTCCCACAGGTCCTACTCCTGGCAACAATCCTGCTATAAATCCTATGAAGCCTCCACGTAATGAATCTTTCCATAGTTTTAATGTAGTTCGAAAACCATCAAACAGTTGTGAAAAATAATTTGTAATAGGTGCAGGTCTATTCTTTCCAAAATGAAATCCTGATACCAGTTCAGGTATTCCAAATAGTCCTGCTATCATCATAATAATCGGAACACCGTCTTGCAAATATAATGTACCAAAAGTTAGCCTAGGTCCACCTGTTTGTGGATCTATGCCCATAAGTCCTATGAAAGCACCTATGCCTATCGCACAACAACTTAACCAAAAGTTTTTAGAAACAATGAATGCAACACAGGCAATTGAAAGTGTCATGAACATGAATAGTTCTGGAACACCAAATTTATAAATTATTGGTGCATAGAAAGGTAGTAGTGCAAATGCAAGTAAACCAAAGAGTATCCCGTTAAATGTGCTATCGGCCATGGCGATACCGATTGCTTTTGCGGCCTCACCATTCTTACTCATTTTGTATCCATCAATGATAGATGCCGCAGTGGTTGAGGCACCCGGTATACCTGTGAGTAAAGATGTGTAAGAGTCTGCGGTGCTTGATGCCGCTATCACACTAACAAGAAATATTAAACCGTAGTAGGGATTTGGATCAAAGTATCCTGCGAAAGAGAATACTAGTAACATCGCCGTTCCGGCGCCTGCCATTGGTATAACACCTAACAGTATACCATAAACTGTTCCTAGCAGGCACCAGAGTGCGTAATCCATGTTACTTCAATAAGTGTGGCTTAAATTCAGCCTTCCAACCAAATATATTGTTAAACCACCATACAAGATCTTTTAGTGTTTTCTCTGTGTAAAGAGATCTTTGGTACTTAACAATTTTATCTGCTTCTTCACCTATCGCCCAGTTGTAATCACCTCCAGATGCTTTGGCAATGATTGCTCTTGACTCCGGATCTTTCAACATTTTCTTAAGTGCTTTTACAAGTTGTTTCCTGTGTGGAGCACCCTTGTTGACCCATAATCCTTTTTGTAGTGAGTCGTTTTGGAACTGAACTAATCTATAAGCCGCATATAAATCACCTGATGGTTTTTCACCCCATGTCTTTTCAAACACAGTGTCAAAATCATATCCTGGTGCGTTTGGATTGGTTACAATTTTCTTTTTCTTTTTGTCGTATACACCTTGTGTAAACCATAGTTCACCATGCTCAAACTTTTTGATCTTCTTGGTCCATGCAGTTGGGTTGCCCCTGAACACATTGAACTCTCCGTTTGCAAACATTAAAGTACCTTGCTTGTCGTTCACGCCTTTAACGTACTTCATGTCTTCGTCTACACATTTTTTGTAAGACTCAATCTTGCCGTCTAGGTTCCCACAGTACATCAGCACCATACCTGTAACGTCACCCGCCGCATGGTCGTTTCCAAATACCATTCCGCCGTCTCTTGGATTCCAGTCTTTTCTCTTACCTACAAAAATGTCAAGCAACTGTACTCCAATTGCGTCCCAATTCATGTAGTCATATTCTACACCTGTTTTAACAAGTGTATTCACAGATGTTGTACCACCTGTCACCGTGATAGCACCGTCCTTGAATCTGTTGTCTTTGTTCCATTTGTTCATACCTATGAGATGTCTTGCTCCTGGAATATGCACAGATTTGACTTCACCATCAATGTGTTTCTTCAGTTCTTTGATTACAACCTGTGCCCATTGATCCAACCCTGATCCAGGTTTAGTAGGGAGATAGATTGTATAATCTGCCGCCATGGCAGTCACGGTCATAAAGAACGAAATGACCATTGCTGTTAACAGTTTCTTCATTGTTTTTTTTTCCTTATAAGGTTCATATTTTAGCATATTTAAAATGCCATATACACACATTATAAGAAAGTGAGTAGGTGAAATCAACCTAAATTATGATTTTTTTACGAAAACTGTCCCTAATTTTTCCGAGTAGGCTTTTAGTTTGTCTGAAAGTTCTTGTACTATTTGTGAATACTCCGCATTTTGCACACGTAGGTTGCCGTTCTCAGCCTCAAGTTTTTTGATTATAATGTCCTTATTTTCCTTGTCCATTGTATGCCTTGAATGATCTTTTTTTGGCCTTGTTCATAGATGACATTTTGACTCTGCCTTTGTTCTTTGTTTGGGAGGTCTTCTTTGGTTTTCCTTTTTCGTATATACTTGATCCTAATCGCATTCGTTATATTAATGCTATCCGGAATAATTGTCAAGCATTTTGTCCAAGGAATTTTGGAAAATTAGTTTTTTATACGAAAGTTTTTTTAGTGTATTCATACAGTCATGATACTCAGGATGTTTTTCGTCAAGCACATTATTTTTGGTAAAGTCAAAAGTTGCCCAGTCCTCAAGCCTTGTAAGCCTGCCGTTGATACCTAAGCCAGATATCCATTGTTCGAAATCTAACAGGCTTTTCCAGTTGTCCTTTTGCACTACAAAATTTATATAGATCCTTTGGTCCACGTTTTCTGTGAGCCACTTTACATTATCAGTTAGTATCTCCCACTTACCTCCCAGCCTGACCTTCTCGTAGGTTTGTTTATTACCAGCATCTACAGAAATGTTATATTCATGTATCACTGGAAATATAGAAGTCTTAGGCAGTAGTTTTTTAAGCAACAGGCCGTTGGTCATTAATCTGTACTCATGGTTTGGAAGAGGTTTGGTTTTAAGTATCAATGGCCTATAAATCATACTTGCGAATGGATCACCATTTCCGCTCATGTTAATGGTGCAAGGCTCTTCGTATTCAGATAGTAGCCGAGATATATGATTAGACCAACGCAATTTGTTTTCGTATATGTCACCAGATGTGAAATTAATCGGCGATGACCTACAACTAGGACATCTTAAGTTGCAACTCTCGTCTATGTTTATACCTATCCAACTCTTGGGCATAAGCATATTGTTATCTCTTATCCCACAGTAGTCCACACTGCAATAGGTAAATTTTTTGTTATCCAAATCTTCTTTCAGACTATTTGCTCTTTCACTATGCCAAACTGATTTAAGAGTATCAAAATCCATTATGTTGCCAACAGACACAGGCAACCAGGCATCACAGGTGCAAAGAAAACAATTTGCCTGATTGTCAATGCTCAGAACTTTTTCAGCATAGTTACAGGAATGCACGATGTTTGTCTTTGGCGATCTATCATATAAATTGAATTGATGCTGTAGATAATCCGGTACAAAATTTTCCATATGTGTAAATATTTATAGTAGACAAATTTTGGAAATAGTAATAAAATAAACAAAATGATCAAATATTCTCTAGTTTGCGAATGTGAAGCGGAATTTGAAGGCTGGTTCCCATCAAGCAAAGATTACGAAAGACAATTGGTAAAAGGTTTGTTGGTTTGTCCTATGTGTGACAGCAACAATGTAAGAAAAGCCTTACAGAAGCCAAACATTGGAAAGAAGACAAATCAAAAGTCAGAGAAGACAAGACCACAAATATCAGGAGAGCACATGGTTATGGGTGGTAGCACAAGGACCATACTTAAAAAGATACAGGATCATGTTGAAAAAAACTTTGAAAATGTAGGTAAGAATTTTGCCAAAGAGGCACGAAAAGCATCAAAGGGCGAACGAAATGAAGATTTTTATGGCACCGCTAACAAGAAAGAAGTGAAAGAGTTAGTCGATGAAGGCATAGATCTGTTTGCGGTACCGAAAGTCAAAGACAACTAATGCAAATTACATCAGTAGACAGTAAGCA